AGTTGAAGAAAATACCGAAAAAGGCAAACACTATAATAGAGTTCCTGCACGTTACGGTGATATGAGTAGAATGGTTGCTAGTATTTTGCGTAATAATTCAGAGAATGTTATTAATAGTGCACCTTTTATAACGGTAACAATTGGCAGTTTGCAAATTGCTAGAGACAGGACATTTGATCCTTTCTTAGTAGATACTACGCAAGTTGCAGAACGTGAATATAATCAAGAAACTGATTCCTATGGCACAGTCCAAGGTAATTTATATACTACACAAAGGTATATGCCTGTTCCTTATAACTTAACAATAAATGTTGATATCTGGACTACTAACACAGATACAAAAATGCAAATTATGGAACAAATACTTATATTGTTTAATCCAACATTGCAACTATCACAAAATGATAATCCTTTAGATTGGACTAATATTTTTGAATTAGAATTAACAGATATTAATTGGTCCAGTAGGGCCATACCTGCAGGCGTAGATGAGCAACTAGATATTGCAACTATGGTATTTGCTGTTCCTATTTGGTTAAGTCCTCCAGCAAAAGTTAAACGTCAAAGTATTATACAACAAATTCAAACTGATATACATTCAGTAAATAGTATAGAAGATTTAGGCTTTAATGAAGGCTACTACGATTTCTTTAAAGATATTGCTGATACGACAGAAGTTACAGTTACACCAAATGATTACTATGTTCAAATTGCTGGTGCTACAGCAATACTTATAGATAATGCCAGCATTACAAAAAAATGGGCAGACTTAATAGAAATGCAAGGCGAATTATCTTCGTCAAGTAAACTAAAACTTAATATTTCAAATGATACAGATTCAACATTAAACATGATTACTGGAACTATTGCTTCATTATCAGGCAACGATTCTACATTAGTATTTACATTGGATGCTGATACATTACCGTCAAATACACTTACTAACGTAGATAAAATTATTGATGCTAGGGCAAACTATCCAGGAGATGGATCACTTGCCGCGGCAACAACCGGTCAAAGATATTTAATAACCGAAACAATTACAAAGTCAGGCTATCCTAACTGGAATGTCGATGCTAGTGAAAATGATATTATAGAATACAACGGGTCAGCATGGACTGTGGTATTTGATGCTTCTACAATAACTGACAACCATTATATAACCAATACAAATACATCCAAACAATACAGATGGCATCAAAATTCTTGGATAAGTAGTTATGAAGGAATTTATAACCCAGGATATTGGAGTTTAGTATTATAAATGGAAACTACAGCGGCAGGAGTTGTATTTCTTGCTAAGGATACCGGAAGGTGTTTACTACAGTTAAGAAATTCAGAAAAACGATTTAAACACACATGGGGCTTTTGGGGTGGTATCATCGAAAAAGGCGAGACCCCATATGAATGCATTCAACGAGAACTAGAAGAAGAAATAGGATTCATTCCTGAACCGCTTAAACTTAATCCAATAGATGTTTTCCAAAGCAAAGATAAGCAATTTTACTATTACAGTTTTGTGTATGTAGTTGAAGAAGAATTTTTGCCTCCAAAACTTAACGGCGAAAGTTGTGGGTATGCCTGGGTAAACATTGGTGTTTGGCCACAGCCACTCCATAACGGTGCAAAAGTAACACTTCATAAAAATGGCGGCACTGAAAAACTGCATACTATACTTGACATTCATAACGAATAAATACTAGTATGGGCAATGGTGAGATATTAGATTTTAATGTCATGCGTATACAGAGCGAATTAGACAGATATCAACGAACTAAAACTTTACCACATGCACTACTCGAAGGCACATATAGTATAAACGAAATTTTAGAATCATACTTAGACAAACTAGCACCAGAATACAGAGATATAGCAAATGAGTTATATGAAGAATATTATGGGCACTTAAAGAGTAACATAAAAAGTCTTAGATCTGCGTTGACAAAAGATTATACTTCTATAATGCAGAACCTTGCAACTACACATGATAGTTTTTGGTTCAAAGAAATTATGAATCTTTATCGACCAAATATGAATCCTGTTCGTGCTTTGTATTACCAGACACGTGAAATTACTAGGAGTTATAATCCTGAGGACCCGCATCACTATTGGCTAAAAGATCTTATAACAGATAAAGAGTTTAATAATATTTTATTAGATGCGTTACATAGAGATGTTAAAAAGTTAGAACGTATAATAAAACGATATTATTTTCCTATTACAGAAGTAACCGATGATGTGCCTTTAGAATTATTTCATGCCAAGCAACAACTTAAAGATTTTAGACATTATTATTTATTTTTTCGTTCTACTAAAAATTGGGATAAAGAATTTTACGAAGATCATTGATGAGGTGATCCTTCTCTGTTAAGAAGCCAATTACATGTAATTCTAAAATCTGACTTTATATCTTTTCCTGCACTATGCCAACTATTTTTGCTAACTTTAAATAAAAACAGTTGTCCAGGAGAACCACCTATTTCTGTAGGCTCGCCTCTTTCAGTTTCATAAATGCTTGTGCCAAATATTTTTTCATCATTTAAATAAATTATACCTCTTGCAGGTATAAAAAAATTTCCATCATAATTGTAATCATTATGTGTATCAAGTTCTGAGTTTTCATCAAACATAGATGTAGACATAGAACAACTAACTACATCTAAATCCCAAACTTCGTTTACTTTTTTTACTATTCGATCTTTATAATCTTCTAAAAGTTCTTGCACAGGATGTGGCATTAATATATTAAATTCATCAAACGACTCAATTATGCTGTGGCTCTCTTTAAATTTTTTATACGATGATTTTACAAAATCTGCATCAACAAAGTCTATAAGCATGTATTCAAAAGGCTCGTATATAATATTATCTTTGTGTATTGCATCTAAGTTTATCATCGTATTTGTTTCATATACATTTCACTGCTTTCTCCAGGAGGAGCAAGAGAAAAATATTCTGTTTTTACTATAGCATTTGCAGGAACATGCCCTTTATACTTATATGTTTGATCAACATATGGATCTATAGACCAAAGTTCTTTATCGAGTTTATTTGGGTCTATAGCAAATATTACACCTTTTCCTTTAGAAAGTTCAAACATACTTTTGTATGTTTCTGCATTAATTCCTGGTTGGTCTCCCATTATCATAAGAGCCCCTTCAAATTTACTTAATGTTAAAAACACATATCCAATTGCAGTATCAACTTTAAAGTTTTGTATTTCTGCTGAACCTGGTTTTAATCCTGAACTTTTAATAGAACTAAAGTTTTTTCCATAAGTTGCATGATAAAGCATTCCTGTAGGAGGTATAGGTAAATTACTTTGTGCTATTTCTACTATTTTCATTTTGATGTTTTTCTTTCAACTCCGTCCCATTCTCCTTTAGGCATAGGTTGTTTTATTCTTTGTGCATACAGTTCTGCTAATGTATTATTCCAGTTATGATCTTTTATTATCTCTATTTGATTTGAGCAAGTTGCCCATTCTCTGTTTTGATATGCATCTATCATTCTGTTTACGACTCTAGCATACTTGTGATCATTTAGTATAGTGTAAATTGTTACAGGTGCTGTTTGACCTTTAACTGCAATTTTATCTAACATAGTTAAATTCTCTGGTGAGGCAATTTGTTTTAATGTATGCTCTGTAAACATAAAGAATACACCATACTCTTTTGTTTGTGCTTCTAAACGTGCCGCCAAGTTTACACTATCTCCCAATACAGTATAATCAAAACGTTGATTACTTCCCATGTTACCTACAACTGCATCACCTGTGTTAATACCTATACCAACACCTAACTCCATAAGTCCATCTGCTTTAAGTTCTTTGTTTAGTTTTGCTAATTCAATTTCCATTTCCTGTGCTGTTTCAACCGCCAACTGAGCATGATTATCTATATCAAGTGGTGCTCCCCAAATAGCCATCAAGGCATCACCTATATACTTGTCTATTGTGCCTTCTTTACGCATAACTAAATCAGTCATTGGTGTCATATATCTGTTTATGAGTTTGCCCAATCCTTGTGGATCTGTTTTGAACTGTTCACTAATAGGTGTAAATCCACGTATGTCTGAAAACAAATATGTCATTGTTTTTGTATCGCCACCTAATTGTAGCAGTTCAGGGTTCTTTTGTAATTTTTTAACCATTGCTGGTGCCAAATAATGCTCAAATTGTTTCTTAATTTGTTCACGTAATTTAAACTGTTTATAGAAGTTATTAAATGCCGCCTGTGTGAAT